CTGTTTCAAGTACACGCCTATCAAACTGTTCTCTTGCCTCTATGTAGGACATTTCGCCCCTACCTTTACATAGGTATAGTATTTCTCTTGTAAACTTGTCTTCGCCTAGTTGTGCAACATCTGCATTTAGCCTATCACTGGATCCCCAATAGGTTTTCCAATCGCTTTCTTTTGTTCCACGTCTTTTATTTTTTTTGCCTTTAAGTGGTGGCTTAGTAGTTTTAAATTTTGCTAGTTTTTTACCTATGTATTTTTGGCCTGTAGTGTTATTAGTAATGAGATAGACGAATCCTTCATACTCATCTGGTATTTTGGTTATCTTTTTTCCATTATAAGTCCACTGCATGAACGTATATATGTGTGCCTATTCGACTGAGCCTTTGGTCTTGGTTTTTCTAGTTGTAACATGTTTTTTTCTTATTTCTTCCATGCGTAATTTTGCTAATCTACGTATTTCTCTTAACCATTTTCTACTAGCAGTATGTGTTCTTACACTATTTCTTTGTTCAAATTTATCGTTTTCTTTGAAGTATTCCATGTATGCTTTTGTTAGTTGATCGTGTATGTCATCATTAACCATAATACATTGCCTTAAGTGTAATCGGATTACTGCCAGTTGCATGTGCCGCTAGTTTTGTATGACAATCTCCGTCTATCCCTTTTAAAAATGCACGTTCGACTTGTGCCTGTGCAAAAGTGTTAGAATGATTTACCTTTTTAACCATTTCAATAGTATCAGTGTCTTTTTTTCTAGTTTGCAATGCTATTATTCCTTGTCCTACTGCTGGTATAATAGGTATCCTAATCCATGTGCGTCGAATATCCAACGCTTGAAGTCCAGCTTCAGCTAATATTATAGCATCATAATCGCCGTTGTCAAGTTTTTCTAGTCTAGTATCTATATTTCCACGTATAGGTTTAATTTTTACACCTATGTTGTTATACAATTCTTTGAGTTGTGCTTCACGTCGAGGACTACTTGTCCCGATAGTAAATCCGTAATTCACCTTTCCTATCAATACATCATGTGGACTATTTCTTTTTAACATTGCCGAAATAACTAAGTCAGGATGTTCTTCACCCGGCATATCTTTTAGACTATGAACTGCCACATCAATTTCATCATTTAGTAAAGCAGTTTCGATTGTATTACAAAATACTCCTTTGCCACCAATTTCGTAAATAGGCACATCTGGATTTAAATCTCCTTGAGTCTTTATAGGTATAATTTCTGTGTCACATGCTAGTTCATTACATACACGATTTGCATACGCAAGAGCTAGTTTACTTCCTCTTACACCTATTTTAAGTTTCATTCTACAATCTCTATATCGTTTGCATAACTTGTAAATCCATTTTCTTTTATAACTCTCATAACATGGTTAACTCTGCCTACTAGTTCGTCTTTGTGGGAAATAAGATAAACATTTTTGTCTCTTTCTCTGCCCATTTTCTTTAGCACACCTAGCGCACCTTCAACACCAGCAGTATCCATACCACTATCAATAAGCTCGTCGATAAACAGTAGATTGATATTCTGATATAAACTTTCCCAAACATCTCTAAATGCAAAACTCATACCGAGTATAAGTCTGTTACGCTCACCCCTTGACAAGTTATCAAAGTCTAAGTCTTGTCCTAGTTGTGTAATTTCGACAGCTAAGTCATTTTGGAAAACAACTTGATGCGGTAATCCTAATTTAACAATATAATATGTAAGTCTGTTGTTTAAGTATGCTAAATTTTGTTCAATAATTTTCTTACGAATAAAACTATCTTTGTTGGTTAATAGTTTTAATAAAAACTCTTGATGCTCTTTAAATGTAGTTAGGTCGTTTATAGCTGACCAATTAATGTCTTGCATAGCAGTATTGTTTAGCTCATCAATTTGTTCTTGATAAGGATCTGTTTCTTCTTGTTTTGCTTTTAAAGACTGTTTTAAACTGTCTACATTTTGTCTATGCTCGTATGCTTCTTTAGCAGTTTCGTAAAATACAGTAGGCTTTCCATTAATTTCACCAATATCTGAAAGTGATTTAGTAACATCAATAAGTTTTTCACTTACTTCTTTTTGGTATGCTAATGCATCTTCTAATTCTTTAGTCTTGCGCTCTGCAATCTCTGCTTTTTTGTCTGCTTGTAGCTCTTGACCGCAAGTATAACAAGTAGCATCCTCTAAATTTACAATGTCTTTATTAGCCTTTTCAACAGTTTTATCAGCACGTTGTAATGCTGGCTCTAGAGTACTAAGTTCCTTTTTAAGAGCCAAAATAGAGTTATTATGTTGAGTCCAATTTTGTAACTTTTCGTGTGAATCTAACTCAATTTCAATGTCTAAGTGTTCTAATTCGTCTATTGCTTGTTCTAATTTAGTAATGGTTGTCTTTTGTTTAGCTAACCAAGCACGTTGCGTTCCTTGTAAACTTGTAATGGTACTTTCAATTTTACTGTTAGCAGTCTGTATTGCTTCGATTTTTAATGTTTCTTGTGTAGTAGCATCTTTGGTTTGTTTAATTTGTTCTTTTAGTTTATCTGCTTTTTCAGATAAAATTGTAATACCTAATAACTGTTCAATAATAGCACGTTGGTCATTTTGCCTCATACTCAAAAAAGGTTCTGTATAAGTGTTCAGTGCAACAATATGTTTAAACATATCGTGTGACATACCTAACAACGTATTAATAGATTCTTGTGTCTTACGACTGTCACCTTGCGACTCATCTGTCATTTCTTGTTCTTGATCATTTACGTAAAACTTAAGAACATTAGGCGAACGGCCGCGTTCGATTCTATAATCAACACCATCTTTTTCAAAATGTAATGTAACTAACATGCCTTTGCTATTAGTTTTATTAATTAGATTGTTTCTTTTAATATTTGTAAGTGCCAATCCGTACAACGCATAACTTAGTGCGTTGATGATTGTAGTTTTACCAGTACCGTTACGAGATCCTGCATCATCGCCGCCTTGATCTAGGTTTTCACCAAGTACAAGCGTAAGTTGTTCTTTGTTAAAATCTACAGCCTGGGTCTGATTACCCACACTCATAAAGTTTTTTACGGTTAAATCTTTTATACGTATCATAGTTCGTTATAAATGTCCAATAGCATCTTCTTGTTGAAGTTTTCTGTGTCTAATGCTGCAATTTCTCCTGCAACAATTTGATCTACGCTTTCAAAATGTTGAATATCAACATCAGTTGTAATTTCTTCCATCTGTTTTTGAGGTATAAGAGATATTTCTCTGCAATTATATTGGTTAACAAATGTTTCTTTAATAAATGTTGCTTCTTCAAATGAAATTGGTACATCTATAGTAACACGCAAATACATTTTAGGTTTAATTATCGCGTCAGTATCTTCTAATAAGCGTTTAAGACCTATAGTTCTATACTTAGGACAATTATTCCAATTAATATATTCGGGCTCTTTGTTGTTTTCGCGGTCAAGTATCATCATTCCACGTTCGTCATCCCAGGCATCTGCATAATTATGAGGAAATGCATTGCCTAAATAGTGTACTTTTCCTTGTTGTTGACGTTTGTGGAAATGACCGCTAAAAACATATTCTTGATTTTCAAAATGCGTTGCCTGTAGCTCACCTGTGTCAGGCATTTGAACCATTGCGTTCATATAAAAACTTGGCAATTCAAAATGTCCAAATAAATATTTTGCTTTTATGTTTTTAATCTTCTTCCATTCGTCACCTACTAACCAAGGAACTAATGCTACATCATCTTCTTCATAAATTTTATCAATGAATGTTATACCGGGAATATGTTTAGCAAATGCAGTTGAGTTAACGTCACGTTTGTCTTTATAATACAAGTCGTGGTTGCCATCGAAAAAGTAAAACTTTTTAAATGCTTTACCTAGTTTCTCCATACATCGTATAGTACTATCCATAGTAGTTAAATTTAAACTGTTTCTATTGTGATGCCAATCACCACAGAATATACCAGTTTCACAACCGTTAGCTTGTGCTTGCTCTATATACCAATCTATAAATTCTTCACAATCTTCATTGTGAACTTTGCTGTTACCTTTTAATCCTAGATGGATATCGGTAAAAACTGCCGCTTTCTTAAACAATATTCAATCCTTAGTTTTACTTGTTGTATTATTATACAGTAAAATAGTACACTTGTCAACTATTTTTTTTCTGCTTCTCTCTTCATTGCAGCTTCCCATTCGCCCGAATGTTGTCTTGTATAACTAGGATTAAGATGATTCATCTCCAAAATGTCATCTCTAATATTTTGGTTCCGCTTTTCAATATTAATAACACGTACAAAACTATTAGTAACAGCCGCAGTATAGTAAGCAAAAGGATTGTCTGATTTAGATTCATCAAATTGTAAGCCAATTTGTGATAGTTGTAGGATCGCTTGTCCTTTCATTTCGTCATTGTAGGTGTATCCACGTACATTGCCTCTTGTGGCATAACGATCAACTAATTTTAGCCACATGTTTGCAAG